GCCTAATCCATTAAAAGATTCTGTGATTTCTTTCCCAAGCCGTTTGCCAAAAGAATTTGGCCTTCAAGCGTATGTTGATTATGATATGCAATTTGATAAAACGTTTATTGACCCTATAAAGGCAATTCTTGATACGATTGATTGGCAAATTGAAAAACAAAATAGCCTAGAATCGTTTTTTGGATAAATAAAAATGTGGGGTAGTTCCCCACTTTAAAATAATCAACACAACATAAAGGAAATAAAATGAGTTTACTCGAAAAAATGAAAAAAGTTGGTTCCATTAAATCTACGGAACTACTAAGTGAATCTACCTTCTTCAACAAAAAAGAAGGCGTACAGACTGAAGTGCCAATTATTAATCTGGCATTATCCGGTCAAGTAGATGGCGGCCTTGTTTCAGGTCTTACCTTTCTTGCAGGTCCATCTAAACACTTTAAATCTCTCCTTGGTCTAGTGCTTGTCAAAGCATATATGAACAAACATCCAGATGCAGTTTGTTTGTTCTACGATTCTGAATTTGGTATCACACCAGATTATATTAAGACCAATGGTATCGATACTGACCGTGTTCTCCACATTCCAATTGAACATCTTGAGCAGTTGAAGTTTGATATTTCAAAGCGCCTCGAAGCAATCGAACGTGGCGACAAAGTGATTATTTTTATCGACTCTGTTGGTAACCTCGCATCCAAGAAAGAAGTTGAAGACGCATTGGATGAAAAGTCAGTTGCAGATATGTCTCGTGCTCGTGTTATGAAATCTTTGTGGCGTATTGTTACACCACACTTGACAACTAAAGATATTCCTTGTATCGCAGTTAACCATACTTACCAAACTATGGAAATGTTTAGTAAGTCTGTTATGTCTGGTGGTACTGGCGGTATGTACTCTGCTAACCAAGTGTTCATCATTGGTAAGTCACAAGAGAAAGATGGTACTGACCTTGTTGGTTGGAACTTTACCATCAACATTGAGAAGTCTCGTTTTGTCCGTGAGAAGTCCAAGTTTCCATTCCTCGTTACATTCGAAGGCGGTATCCAGAAGTACTCGGGCCTAATGGACATTGCACTTGAAGGCGGCTTTGTAACCAAACCATCTAATGGTTGGTTTGCAAAAGTAAATCGTGAGACAGGTGAGATTGGTGAAAAGAAACGAATGGCGGATACCTTAAACGGAGAGTTTTGGGATTCAATTCTGACTAATGCGGAGTTTAAAGAATATGTTAAATCTAAATTTGCTATCTCGTATGGCAGCCTTTTGGAAGAAGATGTTGTTTCGGGAGAAGTCGATGACGCTGACGGAGAATAAAGATTTTAGATTCATAGATTTTAAAAATTCTGAAATCACCGGCGTAGAGGTACTATCGCCAGATTACCGTGGCGTAGTATACCATTACAATAAGGTTAGGGTGGATGATTCTGGTCCAGTACCTCGTTTGCAATTCGGTTACACTATCGTATATCCAGGTGAACATGACATAGATGACTTGACTTCTGATGAGGTTTTTAGTATACTCATGGGAAATATCCTATCACACATATTATTGGCAAAAGTACAAGATGAAACTAGAAACAACGATTCTGAAAAACCTCGTTTATTCTGAGGAATATACCAGAAAAGTATTACCGTTTATTCATGTAGATTATTTTTCGGACAACAAGGAGAAGATTGTCTTCAACCTTGTGTCCGAATTTATCAACAAATATAAAACGCTTCCAACCCATGAGGCACTCGTTATTGACCTTACAGATTCCAAATCATTGAATGATGTTGAGGTCAAGGGTGCTTTAAATCTGTTGGATGAAATCAATCATAACAAAAAAGAACCAACCGAACAACAATGGTTGGTGGAACAAACTGAAAAGTTCTGTCAGGACAAGGCGATATATAATGCTATCATGGAATCTGTATCGATTCTTGATGATACTAAATCTACAAAAAGCAAGGGAGAAATCCCAAAGCTCCTTTCAAATGCGCTTGGTGTTTCTTTTGATAGTAACGTTGGTCACGACTATATCAATGATTCTAGTTCCCGTTTCGACTTTTACCATAAACAAGAATCTAGAATCCCATTCGACATTGACCTATTAAACAAGATTACAAAAGGCGGCTTGCCAAACAAAACATTGAATATTTGTCTTGCTGGTACCGGCGTTGGTAAATCCATGTTTATGTGTCACGTTGCGGCTTCGTGTCTGTCACAAGGCCAAAATGTTCTTTACATCACATTAGAAATGGCAGAAGAACGTATCGCTGAACGTATCGATGCGAACTTGTTGAATGTGTCTATGAATGATTTACATTCTATGACCAAGAGTGATTATGACCGTAAATTTGACACACTCAAAAGTAAAACACACGGCAAGTTGATTATCAAAGAATATCCAACTGCCTCTGCAAATTCATTGCACTTCCGTTCTTTACTGAATGAACTGCATTTGAAGAAGAATTTTCAACCGCAAATTATTTTTATTGATTATTTAAATATTTGTGCTTCATCTCGTATTAAACCTGGTGCTAACGTTAACTCTTATAGTTACATCAAGGCCATTGCTGAAGAACTCCGTGGACTTGCGGTTGAATTTAATGTACCAATTGTTTCTGCTACACAGACAACTCGTTCAGGTTTTAGTAATACAGACGTTGGTTTGGAAGATACTTCTGAATCGTTTGGTCTGCCTGCAACTGCCGACTTTATGTTTGCGTTGATTAGTACTGAAGAACTTGAACAGTTGAATCAGTTGATGGTGAAACAATTGAAAAATCGTTATGGTGATCCTAACATCTATAAACGATTTGTTATTGGTGTTGACCGTTCTAAGATGAAACTATATGATGCTGAGCAATCCGCACAACAAGACATTGTAGATTCGGGACAAGTACAAGACGATAAACCAATCAACACATTTGGTAATCGTGAAAATAAATTTGGTAAGAAAAAATTTGAGGGGTTTAAAGTATGAGTGATTTACAAATAATATTTGCGGTTGGTGTATGGGCTATTCTAATTGGTGTGTCTTATACACACATTGGTTGGGCTAAAGTCAAAGAATGTTATGGTATGTGGTTCACCAAAGAATATTGGACAGACTACAACACCGTAGAGTTTGTTAGTTGGTTGGCAAAAGCCATTATCATTATTCCAGGTCTAATCTTCGGTATTCAAATTTGGTGGTTGTATTGGTTGACGTTGATTACAAGTCTAACTTTGATTTGGGCTTCAAACAAGAAATTATTGCCAACTCTTGTAGGTTTCAACACTATGTGGACTTGGTTGAGTTTAATGGTACTTGCGAAACACATTATTTAAAATGCAAAAACTAACTAAAGAACAAGGCCTTTATTGTGCCACCATCTTCTCTAATTATTTTGACCGCTTTGGCCGAATTGATGATTACATTCGTGACCAAAAGTTGAATTCATTAGCAGACAGGCCGTTCACTCTGCCTGGCATGGGACCTGAAGAAGACTTGTTCTCTGATTTTACCATGCACCCTAATGACATGGACTTTGAACTCATTGAACTGCCTCAAGATACTTGGGACATTTACTTGAATATGATTTCATCTCACTCAAACATGACCAGTATTCCTGGCCGTTGTTTGAGATTGGCTGTTTGGGAAAAGACTTCTAAAAAGTGGGTTGGTTTCATTCGCCTTGGTTCACCAGTTATCAATATGAAACCAAGAAATGAAATGCTTGGCGGTGTATTCACTCAAGTACCTAATGGCGGCAAACACTTTAACAATACTTCAATTATGGGTTTTGTTATTGTGCCTGCTCAACCATTTGGGTATAATTACCTTGGCGGTAAATTACTTGCCGCTATCTGTTGTTCACATTGGGTGCGTGAGAAGTTGAACGCCAAGTATGATATGAATACGTGTCTATTTGAGACCACAAGTCTCTATGGCACGTCCAAATCATCATCACAGTATGATGGTATGAAACCTTATCTAAGATTCAAGGGACTAACGGATTCTGATTTTTTGCCGATGATGCACGGCAAACCTTATGATGACATTAAGAACTACGTTGAGTCTGCCCTCGGTGAGATTGTACCTGCTGATGCTTCTAGTCGCAAACTGAAAATCTCCAACAGGATTATCAGTCTCACTAAACAGGCATTGAAAGGTGAGCCAGAATACGCTGGGTTTCAACAAACAATTACTAACGCACTATCTCTTACTGAGAAGAAGCGTTATTACGCATCCAACTATGGTTTTAGCAACTTTGCGGATGTAGTGATGGGACGAACAGATAAATTGATTCCAGACAAGGAAAACTACGATAAATTCCACCTGGAGAACGTAATTGACTGGTGGAGGAAGAAGGCTGCAAATCGATTCGAAACCTTGACCTCTGAAGGTCGTATCAGAAATGAGACAGAAGTTTGGACAGGTGATAAAGAGATTGACATTATTCGATAAATGATGTAGCATAAATACTTAATAACAATCGGAGTGTTTATATGGCTAAATCTTATTCAGCAGCTGAATTAACAAGGATGCAAGAACTAGGTTCTGCGTGGATTTTTCGCAGAGTACTAAATGACAATCAAAAATACAATAGTCCAGAAGATATTGTAAAAGATAAAAAATATAAGGAGTTGGTAGAAATATATCCAGCAATAAATGCTGAATGGCTAAAAGCTTTTTATGCTCAACAGAAAACAATGTTTAAAGAATTTTCATCAGCTAAGTTTACAGAATTCAATAGAGATGGTGGATTTATGGATTTTATTACAGAATTGGTTCGTGCAAAGTTTAAAATTTCTAAAAAAGACTCATGGGATCCTGCTGATATTTGGTGTATTCAAGATGAACGAAAAGTTATTTCAGACATTAAAAAAGTAATAGAAGACGGAAAAGTTTCCAGTTTGTTAGAGTTAAATGCTCTTATGAGGACTTTATACAAACAACGTAGACTTGTTGGTGTTTCTTTAAAATTAATTTCTGGTAAAGAAGCTAAATATGAAGAAGTGAATATTAATGAAGATGATTTTCCCGATAAGAAAAATTATAATTTTAATATCTCATCTATGAAGTGTCCGTTGAGTTTGAAAAATGGGACACAATTTGCAACACAAGATACAAGAATTATTGTAGATGGTGGTGGTGTAAAATATGATTTTCAAATTAAAGCAAATAGCACATCAGGTTATAATAATTTAAAATTTGAACCCACATCTTCTGCTGGAACTAAAGCTCGTTTAGGTAAAACACCATTAGACTTGTTAGCAAAATTATTAAAAGATTATAAAATACCTTTCAAAAACAATCATAAAGAATATCCAATGACCGGTGCAGAATTTAACGATGATACATCTTTAAAATATGCTAAGAAAGTATATGCTTCAATTTCAGCTGCAAATGTTGACACTGGTATAAAAAATGAAGATGAATTTATTTCCAACATGCAAAAAGTTTTTACTCTTGAACCACACACAGCAAATTCTAAATTAATGCAATTAAATTTTTTATATAATATTTCTGAAATGAAAAAAGAAGAAAGAGACAATCTTTTAACTGACATGTGTTTTTTAGCACAGAAAAAAGGTAGTCAGTTTGGGCCGTTTGGAAAATTATACTAACATGAACTTCACACAATTTTTATCAGAAGCATCCAAAGAAGGTGCTAATCTTCACCTAGAACACCTTGAGGACAATGTCCTGAATAATGGTGTTAATGGCGCTAGAGACTCTATTAACTTTCTACGTTCTTTGCGTGATATGTTGGCCGGCCATTCTTCAAATAAAACCAACATTACCACAAAGTGGGATGGTGCACCTGCCATTATCTGTGGTACCAATCCAGATAATGGGAAGTTCTTTGTTGGTACTAAATCAGTCTTCAATAAAGAAGGTAAACTGAATTATACAAATGATGATATTGATAAGAACCATCCAAATCCTGGTCTGAATGATAAGTTGAAAGTCGCATTGGCTTTCTTACCAAAACTTGGAATCAAAGGTATCATTCAAGGCGACATGATGTTTAGTAAAGGTGACCTTGATAGCAAGACTATTGATGGACAATCATACATCACCTTTCAACCAAACACTATTGTTTATGCTGTGCCTTCCGATTCAGTAATGGCCAAAAAGATGATGGCTGCTCAGATGGGTATTGTATTTCACACCACATATAATGGTAAATCGATGGACTCATTACGTGCATCATTCAATATAGATGTTGGTAATTTTACGCAAACTAAAGATGTTTGGTTCCGTGATGCTTCGTTTGTAGATGCTTCAGGCACCGCAACATTTACTGATAAAGAAACAAGAGAACTAACAGATATTCTTTCAACTGCTGGCAAAATATTCCAATCAATTAATCCTGCCGTGTTGAATAGAATTTCTACTAACGAAACATTTAACTTGTACATTAAGACTTTTAACAATACCAAAGTCCGTGCAGGCGAACACATTAAAGACACTCAACAACATACAGTACAATTGATTCGTTGGATTGAAGACCGTTTGAATAAAGAAATCTTGGCTGCCAAGAAAGAAGACACAAAGAAGAAACGTATTGGTGAAAAGACTGAAGTTATGCGTTTCTTCCGTGGTAATGCAGGTCAATTAAAATTAATTTTTGATTTGATGAATGATATTGTTGATGCTAAAGTTATGATTGTCCGTAAGTTGGAAACAATCAAGTCTTCAGTAGATACATTTGTTCGTACAGATGATGGTTTCAAAGTAACGGGTCCTGAGGGATTTGTTTGTGTAGATAAACTTTCAGGCGGTGCTTTGAAGTTAATTGACCGTTTAGAATTCGCTCATCAAAACTTTAACGCTGCCAAGAACTGGAGTAAATAATGGCTGATATAAAATATGACATTAGTAAAATTATGGCCGAATATGGCGATGATGATTTTGGTTTTACCGCAGTAGATGAAGAAGAATATAATGCGATTATTGCTGAGAAAGATGAAACTGTAGAGGAATATAAAGTTCGCTTGCAACAAGTAGAAAAGATTATTATGCCTTTCTTAACAAACCTTTTGAAGACCGCAGAACAACCAGTTATCAAATGGCCAAATCGTAAGCCTATTTTAGAAGCACAAATTCAAAAGATTTTAAATCTAACCAGAGGTTAAGATGAGCATTAATGCAATAAAGAAGGTTCGTGAAACCAGAAAGCAGTTGACCGAAGCTGCATACGCTGGTAACATAGGCATTATGGAGTTGATTAAGTTCAAACAGAAAGCCAATGACGAACAGAAAAAGAAGTTTGATGACCACGTAAAGAACAAGCGTCATAAAGATGCCTGGAAAATGGTGCAAGACGTTACTGGTGTTAAACTACATAAGAGTGTACATGAAGAAGTTAAGCCAGATATTCTACCAAAGGCTGGCGCAGGCCAAGATGGTACTTCCACATTGGTTCAGTCTTATATGAAAGACACTCCGGGTCAGGACTTTAAAAAGTTTAGACAATATATAAAGAGTAAGTATTGATAATTTAAAACGTGAGGTTATTATGAGAGATATAGTGGTTGGTTGTATTACAAATTACAACTATGATAAAATTAAAACGTGGGTAAACTCCCTTGACCAATCGGGATTCGATGGTCTAAAAGTAATGTTATGTTATAACTTAGATTATGAAGTAGCAGAAGAACTAGCTAAACGCAACTATACAATCTTTGCTTTTGGCCGTGATGATGAAAACAACAAGTTGGTTTATAACAAGGAAAATTTTAATATTTGCCTTGAGAGATTTGCTCACATTCCATTCTTCTTAAACAGACTTCAAAACAAAGAACAATATCGATACATCATCACTACAGATGTAAGAGATGTTGTTTTTCAATCTAACCCATCTACATGGGTTGACAACAATATTGGCGATAAAGAAATTATTGCTTCTTGCGAATCACTACGTTATATGGATGAACCTTGGGGCAAACAAAACATGCACCTATCGTTTGGTCCATTGATTGCTGAACGTATGCAAGAGAATCCAATTTACAATGCTGGTGTCATTGCAGGTAAATTCCAAACAATGTTAGACCTAATGCAAAACATTTTCTTGTCTTGCGGCGGCGCACCTGCTAACGTTCCTGGTGGCGGTGGTCCTGACCAAGCCGGACTTAATGTGTTATTGAATCTAAAGCCATACAAAGACATTACACGATTCACAATGAGTGAAGAAGGTTGGGCTGCACAATGCGGTACAACAGTTGACCCTAGAAAGATTGATTCTTTCCGTGAATTCTTGCTTGAACCTAGTCCTATTATGAAAGATGGAGTGGTATGTACAAGTACCGGCACACCACACGCTATTGTTCATCAATATGACCGAGTGCCTGAATGGAGTAGAATCATTGAGGCTAAATATGCGTAATCTAGTTTTTTGTCCTGTTGGTAATCCATTAACATTTGATGCCCGCTTTGATAAAGATAATCATTGGCGTTACACGAAAGATAACCGCAATTATGAAACCTTTGTGATACAATATTCTGGATTCAAGCCAGAAGATGGTACGTATGATGGCCTTGCCGAGCAACGTGGTTTTAAATGGAATCTTGCCAAAGAATACCTAGAAAAACTCGACTATAAAAAGTATGAGTATGTGGCGTTCTTTGATGATGATTTGATTACAGATGTACAAAACCTAAATCGTGCATTTGAATTGGCTAAAGAAAGAGATTTGAAAGTTTTTCAGTTGTCTGTTACTAATGATTCGGATGTATTCTATCCCATTCTGCGTAATAAACCTGGCATCAAGTACACTAAGACCAACTTCATTGAAGTTATGGGACCAGTTATTCATACATCATTGATTCCACTTTGTTTGGATTTGTGGAACAGATATGACATTTATTCTGGTTGGGGATTTGACAAGGTCCTTTGTGACCTAACTAAAGAAGACGCTGCAGTAATTCATTGCTCACAGATGTATCATCCAAAGAAAGTATCTTCTTATGATAAGAGCAATGCTTTTGCAGAAATGGACAAGTTGTTGTTAGATGTGTTTCCTAAGTTTATGAAAGAACACTACAACGAAGAATGGAATTTTACAGAATCTCAAGTAGAGAAAGAACTTATTTTAGAGGTATGAATATGAAAATTATTGTAACAGGTGGCAGCGGTTTTATTGGTTCCCATATTGTGGATCGTTTGGTGGAAATGGGTCATAAAGTTGTTGTTATTGACAATGAATCGTCAGAGGTACACGACCACTTTTATTTTAATCCTAAAGCAACATATTTTATTTTAGACATAGCAAACTATGGAGATACTCGACCAATTTACGATGGCGCTGATTATGTTTTCCATTGTGCGGCCGAATCTCGTATTCAACCAGCAATCGAAAATCCTTTGTTAGCAGTTAGGACAAATACACTCGGCACAGCAACAGTACTTCAATGTGCTCGTGAAGCAAAAGTAAAACGTGTTATGTATTCTTCTACGTCATCTGGTTATGGTTTAAAGAATGAACCTCCACTTTCTGAAGAAATGTCTGATGATTGCTTGAATCCATATTCTGTTTCAAAGGTATCTGGTGAGAAACTGTGTAAGATGTACACCGACCTATTTGGTCTTGATACAGTAATCTTCCGTTACTTCAACGTATATGGTCCAAGAGAACCACTAAAAGGTCCTTATGCACCAGTTGTTGGTCTGTTCTTGCGCCAAAAAAGATTTGACCAACCATTAACCATCGTTGGTGATGGTACTCAACGCCGAGACTTCACACACGTTGATGATGTTGTTGAAGCAAACATTCTTGCTATGCAACATGAACAAGTATCAGCTGATGACACTTACGGAAAAGTTTATAACGTTGGCACAGGAACAAATCATTCCGTGCTTGAACTTGCTCAAATGATTTCAGATAATATTAAATTTGTTCCACCACGACTAGGTGAAGCATATATCACACTAGCTAATAACACTAAAATTAATACCACTTTCGGTTGGTCACCTAAAAAACGTATTGAAGACTATGTGAAAGATAACCTATAATGTATAAATCTCTCCATGAGATTATGGAAGAGGAAGGTTTGTTCCTTGATGAAGCTAAAGGCTGGGGAACAGATAAACTTACTAAGCATCCATACACTAAAGACTATGATCCATTGTTTGAACAATGGCGAGATAAACCTGTAAAATTGTTGGAGATTGGTGCTTATCATGGTGCCTCTACAATTGCTTGGGATAAGTATTTTCCTCAAGGTGATATTACTGTAGTTGATATTGAACCTAGAAAATCTTTAGAAAATATTCAAGGTCGTGTTGACCCAAATAGAACACGAATCATCATTGCAGATGCTTACACTAAAGAGTTTGCTGACTCACTAGGTACATTTGACATTGTGAATGATGATGGCCCCCACAATTTAGAATCTATGTTAATGTGTGCTAAGTTGTATTATCCAAAACTTAATCCTGGTGGTATATTAGTGATTGAAGATATTCCTAATGCCGCTTGGTTTAATTCAATTACTGATGTGTTACCAACGGGAACAAAAGTAAAAACTATAGACGATTCATCAACTGCGGCTGCAGATAGCCGTATTTTAATTGCTTGGAAATAATATGAAAAATGTATTTTTAGATTTAGGTACTCATTACGGCCAAGGTATGAGGGAATTCATTGAACGATTTAATATGGACCAAACTTGGGAAATTTATACGTTCGAAGCAAATCCTGTTACCTTTGAAAAGTTCATTAAAGAATATGGCCATCTAACTCCAGGCGTTCGTGCCTTCAATGCAGCTGTTAGTGACCACAATGGTACTATCACAGTTAATATTGAAACACCACCTGGCGAAGACGACACAGGCATGGGTTCTTCCGTGATTCCGTTGGACAAATGGGATCCATGGGGTATGCAAGCTAATGACCAGTTTAAGTTACAGCGTGAAGTAACATGTTTCGACTTTTCTTCATTCATCAAAGAATCATTTCAACCAGAAGACAACATCATTGTCAAAATGGACATTGAAGGCTCTGAGTTTGATACATTAGAGAAAATGATTGCTGACGGAACTATGGAATATATTAACCATATTTCTGTAGAATGGCATGCTCGATTCTTTAAAAACCGTGAAGAAATTGAAATTCGTGAAGCAGCATTGCTTGAAAAGTTGAAAAAATATCCTAATTTGGTATCAGAAGCATGGCGTTAAATCAAGGTTATTTTCTAATAGGTCTTGGTAAACAATACATATTAGAGTCATATCTACTACTCGAAACTATTCGTAAGTCTGGTTGTAATAGGCCTATGAGTTTACTAATTCACGAACAAGACCGTGAATATGCTGAGGCTATGGGTGTGTTTGACAAACTAATAGAATTCAATCCTCGTGATGATTTGTGGACTTTCTGTGACACAGGTTTTGAGAAGTATTGTCTTTATCCTAGAATCAATTTTGAAAAATATTTACCTTATGAAGAAAACATAATTGTTGATTCTGATGTTCTTTGTCAGTATAATCCAGAAGCTCTTTGGGATTATATGTCAAAACAACCATTTCCAATTAGAATGTTAGGTCGTAAGAATGATCCTAACTGGCATTGGGGTGCTATCGAAGAAGTTTCGAAAGCATATGGTAAACACGTACCTCATGTTCATGGTGGTTTCTTTTATCTGAGAAAGAATTCTTTCCTAGAACAGTTCTTTAATTACTGTAAAGTGGTGTTCTATAGATATGATGAATATAAATGCCGCCGTGCTTTTAGAGGTGGTCGTGTAGATGAAATTATCTTTGCTATCGCACACTCATACTTCAATATGAATCCAGTTCCATTTGATGAAGTGCCAGTTATGACATTTAACTACACACCTGATATGGTGATACCTTCTAAGTTACAAACAGAAGGCGGCCAGAACATAGAGTTGTACGACTACATACCTTTTGTACACATGTTTGATAAGATGGATGGGGATAACTTTAAATCCCTGTATAGTAAAATTATGAATGGAGTTTAATATGCAAGTTGGTGTTATTGGTAATGGTTTTGTTGGTAATGCAATTTACCAAAACTTTAAGGACAAAGTCCTTACAAAGGTGTATGACGTTAAAGTCGAGAAACGACTAAATGAATTAGAAGAAGTGTTAGGTTCTGACATTATTTTCATTTGTCTTCCTACACCAATGCAATCAAATGGTGAATGTGATTTGTCTTTTGTCAATGCTTTCTTTATGGACATTGAAGCACGGTCTAGAACGTTTAAAAAAGACCCATTGTTTGTGATTAAATCAACTGTGCCAAT